CGCGAAGATCGCGCCCCTTGCGCCCGAGGCACTCGTGGTCTGCGGCGGCACGGTGACCACGCTCGTGGCCGTCGACCTCGCGCTCGAGCCGTACGACTCGAGCCGCGTTCACCTGGCGAGGCTCACTGCCGCGAAGGTCGCCGAGCTCGAGGCGTCCCTTGCGGCAAAGACGGTCGAGCAGCGCGCCGCCATGCCGGGTATCCAGCCCAAGCGCGCGCCCGTGATCCTGGGCGGGGCCGTGGCGATCGGCGAGCTCATGGCTCAGATCGGCTTCGACGAGCTCACGGTGAGCGAGTCGGATCTGCTGTTCGGCCTTTCGCTCACGGCGGCGACCGCGCTGCCGGGCGAGGAGGGCACGAACTCGCCCGTCGGCTGGAAGCCGACCATGCGCCCGTTGCCGCGCTATAGCGGTTAGCAGAGCGGCGTCGTCGCCCGCTCGCGCGGGCTCAAAGTCGGCTAGACTATACGGACGCGCTTCGGCGCCGGCGCTCATGGGGGCGTGGCGGAATTGGCATACGCAGCGGCCTTAAAAGCCGCGGCCGAAAGGATTGTGGGTTCGAGTCCCACCGCCCCTACCAGTTTGCCTAGGCGTAGTTTTGTGTTTGGCGCCCAATGATATCCTTTGCTTAATATGCTTTGATATCTGATGGAGGCGTTGTGGCAAAGAATAGGCCTGACCGTGGGCAAAAGCGCGGGTGCATCTGGTTCATTGGCGTCTTCTGCGTGCTGTGCCTTGCCGTGGTCGCGCTTGCTTATGCGGTTTGCATCGCCTCCGGCGTCGGGCTTTGGTTTTTGGCCCGCTACATATGGAGGTCTCTTGTCCGAGAATCTCCCGACAACGGGCTTGTTAAATGGGGCATGCGTCAAGCGCCCATTGTCCGCAAGATGCTCGCGGCCGTTCCCTGTGTGCTCTTGAGCTTCATGCTTGTTGGCTCTCTTGCGGGCTCGATCGCGTCGAGTTCGAGCGGCAATGCTGCGAGCGGCGATGCGAACCGGCAGGGCCAGACGGCGGCGGAGTCGGCGAATTCGGAATCGAAGGCCGATGACCAGGGATCTGATGAAGCGACTAAGGCCGAGCAGGGCCGTCAGCCTGAAACTGCAGGGCTTGGCGATCTGAAGGCTACGTTTATCGATGTGGGTCAAGGCGATTCGGAGTTTGTGCTTCTTCCCGACGGAAAGACGATGCTCATCGACGCCGGCGAGAAGATCGTTTCTGGAGACGCTGGCTATGAGATTGATGTGCTCGGTAATGATTCGAGCGTGCAGTCCGAGGTTATGAACGACTACTCGGTCGTGCTTCGCGTGACCTACGGAACGACGTCGATGCTCTTTACGGGTGATGCGCCTGCGAGCGAAATCGCCGCCGATAATCCGGGCCGCGTCGGCGTCCTCAAAGCGGCGCACCACGGGAGCAAAACAGGGATCACAACGGAGCTCGCCCGCGCGCTTCGCCCAGCTGTCGTCGTTCTTTCGTATGGGGAGGGAAACGACTACGGGCATCCTGACCAGGCAACTCTCGATGTGTTCGCGAGCGTGGGAGCGCAAATCTACGGTACGGCTGTCAACGGGAACGTGACGGTGACGTCCGATGGCAAGAGCGTCACGGCCCAGACTTCAAAGGACGGGACCGTTGCGGCGGGAGTAAGTGCGGAGGAGCGCCGGAGGCAGGAGGCGGACGAAATCCCTGTTTAAGTAGCGTGGTCGTGCTCCGCTGCTTCCTTGGAGGCATATCCTGTATACTGTCTTTTTGCGTCCCCATCGTCTAGCGGCCTAGGACGCCACCCTTTCAAGGTGGATATCGCGGGTTCGAATCCCGCTGGGGGCACCATTTGCATTTTGTACGAACCCGCTGGATGTCAAGTCTGGCGGGTTCGTTGTTTTCCACGTCGTAGTTCAGCGTCACTATGCACTCTTCGTCGCTCACGCTCGCCTGGTATACGAACGCCTTCAATAGAGTCGCGTCGTCCAGGGCGGAGCCGCATTGCAGGAAGTCGGCCAGCCGCTCGGGGTCTATCTGATCGTCCCTGATCGCCTCAAGGTCGAGCTTGGCGCGGTCGCGCTGATGCTCAAGCTCCGCTATGCGCTCCTTCGCGCCCGGGGCGATTATGCCCTGTTCGATGGCGTTCAGGATGTTCTTCAGGCCGCGCTCGGCGGCCGAGAGCGATTGGGCGGCCTGCTTGCGCCTCGCCGCCACCTCTGCCACGTCCGAGCTTTCCGCCACCATGCGGGCTATCCTCAAGGCCTCCTCGCGGTCTTGCAGAAGAGCTCGCAGCGCCTTGACGATCTCGCCCTCAAGCTCCTCGCGCCTGACGGGCTTAACGCATCCGTCGTGGCAGCGGTAGTACTCGTACTTGCGGTTGCCGCGCCCGCGCCCGCTTACGCCTTGCAGGTTGCGCCCGCAGCCCGCGCAGATCGCCTTGCCGGAAAGGGCGAAGTCGCCCCAGCTCTCCGCGCTGCGCTCCTTGGCCGCGCGTATGCCCTGTGCCTCCATGAACGTCACCTCGTCGATGATCGCGGGCATGCCGCCCTCTTTGACAACGCCGCCCCACTCGTAGCGCCCCGTGTACTTCCGGTTCTTCACCATCCGCTCGACCATCGAGTAGCCGCACGGGTTTCCCTGCGAGGTCTTGACCCCGCGTGCCGCGAAGTCGCGAGCTATCGAGTTGGTGGTCTCCTTTGCTATGCGCCGCTTGAACGCCTCGCGCACGAAAGCGGCCTCGTCCTCATTGATCACGTACTCGTCGGCCTCGTTGCTGGCGTAGCCGAACACGCGCACGCCGTTGGTCTTGCACTTGAGCGCGTTGCCCTCCATGCCGCGCCTCGTGCGGATCGCGGTCTTCTTCGACTCGCACGCGGCGAGGCCTTCGAGCAGCTTCTCGTAGATGATGCCTTCCGGGCTGTCTGGTATCTGTTCAAGCGCCGAGACGAGCTTCACGCCGTGCTGGGCAAGCTCGCGCTTGTATATGGGCGCGTCGTACTCCCCACGGCTGAAGCGATCCATCATGTACACAAGCACTATGTCGCTCTCACCCGCGTTGGCTACCATGCGCTGGAACTCGGGGCGGTCATCGGTACGACCGCTTATGGCATAGTCGCAGTATTCCGCCACGATGGCGTACTTCTCGCGCTGGCACCACTGGCGGCAGATGCGCAGCTGGTCGTCGATGGAGGCCTCGCGCTGCTTGTTGCACGAAAAGCGGGCGTATATCACCGCAGTTTTAGCTGTTGGCATTGAACGGAACCTCCTCGCCACTTCTCTCGCACTCGTCAAGCCAAGAGAACACAGCTTCTGGATCTGGAATCATGGCAACAATCTCAGGTATCCCCTGCGCGTACCATCCAACGTTTTTGCACCTGATCTTGACCCGGTATCCCATACGGATCATTTTTCGAATGCTCTTGCTCATTGGGCTAAAAGAGCCAAATGGCTTGCCTTTATACATAAGCGCGTTGTTTCCGTGTTCGGCAGTATTCCATTCTGTCCCCGTCAACTCGCTTACAAGGGTGACAGGCTTCCTGGCGACCTCAGCATCGAATGTCTGCCCGACCCTTATTCCCTTCAATGGCCCACCGTAGTAGGTGTAGACATCGCGTTCGTGTGAGCCGGATAGAACGATTTCCTTTGTTGGGAACATCTCGGAAACCTTCTCGTGCGCAGTGTTTGAAACTTGATTTATAGCGACCTTCGCAGCGGCTTTAGCCATATCACCAAGAAGTCCCATGCCTATTCCTCCTCGTATGTCATCCGAGCCATCTCTTCAAGGGACACGCCAAGAGCGTCCGCTATCGCCTTAGCTTTACCAAGTGTTGGCTCTTTTGCCCTTCCGCTCAAAAGAGCAGAAATGGTCGATCTAGGGGAACCAATAGCGCGAGCAAGCTCAGCTGGAGTCATTCCCTGTTCCTCTAAGTAATGTGCGAGAACAAACCGGTACTCCATGGCCTCCCCTTACAGTCCAAATATTTACACGTACAAAGTATTGCACGGTGTAAAACTTTGTACAATACTGTAGGAGTACAAAGTTTTGTACGGGAGAAAGGAGAAGCATGAACCTGTCGGAGAAGGTCAACGAGTACGCCGAAACGAATGGCGTTACACGTGACGCGCTGGCAGACAGTCTCGGTATGAGCCGATCTTCGTTCTTTAACAAAGTTCGAGGTTCGTACGAGTTCAGTCTGTCTGAAGCCTACGCGCTATCTCGCATCCCCGGCGTTTCGTTGGACGAGCTGCATGAGCTGGCAGTGGCCTAATGAGCGACGAGAAGCAACAGAAGCAGCGTCAGAAGACGGCCCGCGAAGTTGCCTTTGATGGCATGTGCTCGACGATCCGTCAGGCATACCGCGAATGGGAACGCCAGCAGAAGGGAGAAGCGAAGGCGTGAAGCAGTGGTCTACACGTGAGCTCAGATACCTCGAAGAGCACGCCGGAGACGGCGCCAAGCAGGTAGCAAAAGACCTCGGGCGCTCCATCGACTCGGTGAAGCACATGGCGCGGAAGTGCGGACTCTCACTCCGCAAGCGCCGCCAATGCTCACACTGCGGCCAATGGACGTTCCGCCCGCTGAACAGGATCAGCGGCTGGTGCATCGAGTGCACGAAGGAGCTTCACATGGCAGACCTCGCCGAACAGGCCAACGCGATGAAGGAGGAGGCGATCAGGGAGAAGAGGAACGACCGCGAGAGACAGCGCTACTACAGCCAGAAGAGCAGGGCGAAAAAGGCGGCAAAAAAGAGGCCCTAAAAAGCGCCCTAGCAATGACCTGCGACAACACCGAAAGGAGAACGGATATGCAGAGCAAAAAGAAAGCGAGCGCCCCCAGCTTCCACACATCGGGCGCCCGCCAAAACGCGGTCTCTTACGAGACTGCATCCATCATACCATTCGAGGGCAAGCGCCCGACGGCGCAGGAGCAGCTTGAGCGCTCCCAGTTCAGGGCGGGCGTCATGGTCGGCTTCCTCGCGGCCCTCATGATCTTCCTCGCCGTGCTCTGGCTCTGGGTTATCCCCACGATGGACCAGGCCGTGGCCGACGCCCAGCGTGCGGCGGGAACCATGGCGGTGCTCAATGCGTAACGACGAGAGATACCGCCCCAAGCCGCAGAGCAACCAGCTTGAGATCTTCGGCCTGGGCATGGCGGGCGAGCAGGACGTTGCCGAGGCCAAGAAGTGGATCGAGGCCAACCCCGAGGCGTGGCAGTTCATGCTCTCCAACGCCCGCCGCCTCAAGGAGAAGGGCTACGTGTCGATCAACTACCTGGTGAACATGGTGCGCAACGAGCTGCACGTTGGCTGCAAGAACGGCATAGCCCCCGCCCTTGCCCGCATCATGGAGGCGCGATACCCGGAGCTGCGCGGAGCCTTCAACAAGCACCGCAGCCAGAGCGATGGGTTTTCCGAATGAGCTGGCGGCGAACCCTTGCGGCAACGGCGCGCATCACCATGCACCCCGCCCAGCTTGTCGGAAAGCAGCGCCCCATGACCGACTACCGCAACCACCGCACCTACACGCCGACCAAGACGCTCAAGGCCGAGAAGGCCATCAAGGACGCGTTCCGCGCGGCATACGGCGAGACCTTCGCCAACCACGACGGCCCGGTTGTGATGCGGATCTCGACCACCAGGCCGCTCGCGAAGAGCAACCCGAAGTACTGGGAGGGCCGCGCCGACCTCGGCAAGCCCGACTGGGACAACCTCGGCAAGCTCGCCTGCGACGCGCTCAACGGGATCGCCTTCAAGGACGATTCGCAGGTCGACATGGGAGCCGTCACCAAGCGCCCGAGGTCGCCATACGGCACCAAACCACGCATAGACATCTACATCGAGTACTTCGTCGAGGAGTACGTAAAGGAGAAGAAATGAACGCCAAATACTTCGAAGAGAACGGCTTTGAGGACTTCCACGGGACCAAGTTCCACAAAGCAGTGCTCGACCACGCCGCCTGCATCGCGAACAACCTCATGTTCGACGCCACGCATCCTGACAACAACGACGGCGAGACGGCGGCAAACGCCTACCACGTGATGATCGCGCTTTGCGAGGCCGGGCTTTCCAGGATCGACGAGAAGTGCGTCGCCAAGAGCCGCGAGTTCATCGCCGACAAGATCAAGCCCGTCAGCGAGGAAGAGCGCGAGTTCGGTCGCGCGTTCCTTGCCGCCGTTCTCGGCATCAAATAGGAGGTAACGACATGATCAACGAAGCCACCATCCAGGCGCAGTTCAAGCAGGCCACCGTGAAGGGCAGCGTTGCGACCCTGCAATTCGAGATCCTGACCGACAACGCCGACGCCTTCCGCATCATCAAGCAGAGCGGCAAGACGGTTTTGCTCACCGTGGCTGAGCAGCAGCAGGCCATGGACTTCGACGACGAGACGGGCGAGATCTATGGCTAAGGAAACCGAACCGCAGCAGGTCGAGGCAGAGGTCATCGAGGCCGAGGCTACCACGCTTGAGGTCACCTACACCGAGGCCACTATCGCTTCGAACATGGACGCGTTGGAGGCCCACGTGAAGAAGGTCGTGGCCGACTACGAGGGCGCCACCTACGACCTCACGAGCGCCCAGGCCATCAAGGAGGCCAAGCACGACCGCAGCTACCTCAACGGCATCAAGAAGGAGATCGACGAACGCCGCAAGGCCGTGAAGCGCGAGTACAACAAGCCGCTCGACGCATTCGAGAGGCGCTGCAAGCAGATCACGGCCATCATCGACGAATCAACCGACGCCATCAAGGCGCAGCTTGACGAGGCCGAGCAGACGCGCAAGGACGCGCTCTACTCGCGCCTACAGCAGCACTACGAGGAGTTCGCGGGGCTGCTCGCGCCGGTCGTCCCCTACGAGCGCCTGCATGAGCCGCAGTGGCTCAACAAGACCTTCGGCGAGATCAAGGCGCAGCAGGCGCTTGAGGCCAAGGTGTCCGACGTGGCCAGAGACTGGGAAACGCTCAAGGCCCAGCAGGAGGCGATGCCGCACTACGCCGACGCGGAGCGCGAGTTCTTCCGCACGCTCGACCTCGGAGCCGCCTTGAACGCGGCGCGTCTGGCCGACGAGGAAGACCAGCGAATCGCCGAGCTGAAGGCGGCCATGGCACCCGAGCCTGAGCCGGAGCCTGAACCTGAACCAGAGCCTGAGCCGATCGCAGCGCCCGAGCCTGAGCCGATGCCCGCGCCAGTGCCAATGCCCGCACCAATGCCGGCACCCATGCCAGCACCGGTCGCGGAGCCTTTGGAGGCATGGACGGTCGAGGTGCCGAGCGCCACGCGATCGCAGATGCAGGCACTCGCATCCCTGCTCAAGGCGCAGGGAATCACCGGAAGCATCCGCCGGGGCACGCCAGCCCAGGTGGCAGCGAGGATGGAGTAGACGATGGCAGAAGACAAGCACATGACGCTGGCCGAGGCCGTGGCCCAGGTGCAGCGATCCGTGGTGGTGCCCAAGGCACGCTACAACGCCCACGGCAACTTCTACTACCGCAGCATGGAGGACATCGTTGCGGCGCTCAAGGAGCCGTGCAAGGCGGCGGGAATCGCCTTCACGCTCAACGACTCGATCGAGCAGATCGGCGAGCGCTACTACGTCAAGGCCACGTGCCGCCTGTTCTTCGAGGACGGCCACGGCGAGCCTTTGGAGGTCGATGCGTACGCCCGCGAGCCTTTGAGCCAGAAGGGCATGAACGAGGCGCAGGTCACGGGCAGCGCATCCAGCTACGCCAGAAAGTACGCGCTCTGCGGAGCGTTCGACATCGACGGCACCTCAGACCCCGACACGCTCATGGGAACTGAGAAGTCCGCCGAGAAGGAGCCGCCAGAGTTCGGCCAGTTCATCGCCAAGTGCAAGAGCTGCGGCACCTCCTACGTCTTCGAGAGCCGCCAGCAGTACGAGCAGTTCAAGGCCAACCCCGGGTGCTGCCCGTCCCCCGCATGGCAGGTCGTGTAGGCCATGCAAGACCTCTACGCCGAGCGCATGCAGCTCTTCGACAGGCTCATGGACGAGCTTCAGGCGCTGCGCAACAGCGGAAGCCAGTACGCCGAGAACGAGGCCGAGTACCGCAAGGCGCTGCGCATCGCGATCCTTGAGGAGAGATCCAAGGGAACGCCCGTGACGGTGATAAGCGACCTCTGCCGAGGCCGGGAGGACATAGCCGAGCTGAAGCAGCGCAGGGACTGCTCCGAAGCGCTCTACAAGGCGAGCCAAGAGGCGATAAACGTGTACAAGCTCAAGATCCGAACCGTCGACGAGGACATAAAGCGCACCTGGTCCAACGGGACGGGCGAAGGGAGTTACTAAATGTCGATCAACCGAGTGAACATCAGCGGCAACTTGACCCGCGACCCCGAGCTGCGGGCTACCCAGGGCGGCATGCAGGTTCTTGGCTTCGGCGTGGCGGTCAACGACCGCCGCCGCAACCAGCAAACCGGCGAGTGGGAGGACTACCCGAACTTCGTGGACTGCACGATGTTCGGCAACCGCGCCGAGAGCATGGGCCGCATCCTGCACAAGGGCATGAAGGTGGCCATCGAGGGCAAGCTGCGCTATTCGAGCTGGGACAAGGACGGCCAGCGCCGATCCAAGCTTGAGGTGATCGTGGACGAGATCGAGCTCATGAGCCAGAAGCAGGGCCAGCAAGCGCCGCAGGGATACCAGCAGCAGTACGCGCCGCAGCCAGCCCCGCAGGCGGCACCCCAGCAGTGGAACGCGCAGCAGGCCTATCAGCAGCCCCCTGCGCCGCCGCAGGGCTACCAGCAGGCGCCCGCCCAGTACGCGCCGCAGCCAGCCCCGCAGGCGGCACCCCAGCAAGCACCCATGCCGCCCGCCCAGGAAAGCCTGTACGACGGCGACATCCCGTTTTAGGGGCGATGGCGGCATGCAGGTGCTGGACTCGCTCATAGACGGGCCGCTTAGGCTGCGCAACCGCAGGGAGGGCGACGAGCTTATCGGCATGATCGTCCGGTACCTGCGAACTGGCGAGCAGCCCGAGCCTCGGACGGACGCCCAAGAGGCCGTGCTGTTCGCCGTGCAGCCAGTCATGGAGACCTCGCGCAAGCGCATCGTGGCGGGAGGATCGGGCGGCAAGGCGGCAAGCAAACCCGAAAGCAAACGGGCAAGCGAAACGGGAAGCAAACCGCCAAGCAAAAGCGGAAGCAAAACGCAGAGCAAAGCGGCAAGCAACGATGCAAGCAAACCCGAGAGCAAACGGGCAAGCGAAGAGGAAGAGGAAGAGGAGCTAGGAAAAGGGATTAAGGAGAGAGAGGGAAAGCGGCGCGTTTCCGCGCCCCCTCTCCCGCCGAGGTCGCCGAATACGCCCAGCAGTTCGCCGCGGACAAGGGCCTCGACCTCACCGCCCTCGACTTCGACCCCGAGCGCTTCGTCGACTTCTACGCCCAGAAGGGCTGGATGGTCGGGCGATCGCACATGAAGGACTGGAAGGCCACGGTGCGCAACTGGCTGCGCACCTCGAAGCCCAAAAACGGCATTGCGAAGGAGGTGCCAGACGATGGATTTTCGGCCTACGACTGAGTGCCCGCACTGCGGCGCGACCCTCAAGGCCCGCACCACGCGGCTCGCTGGGCGGACGCTGTTCTGCG